AAAAGCATTGTCTGACTCTTTTTTTTATACACAAACACAAAATAACGCACGATGGAAAAAGAACAAATCTTATCCGAGATTATGACACGAATTGGAAAAACCAGTCTGTCACAAAGAACGCTGACTGATTACGTCAGTAGTAATTTACCAACTGAAGGTGCAGAGCCGGATGATGCGTTTTGGGAAAAGCACGTGGGTTTCTTAAAATCGCTTGATGGTAATTTCAGTCACGATGTATCTACACAGGTTGAAGAGTTCAAAAAGAACTACAAACCTAATCAGCAACAAGCTAACGATACTACGCAGGAAGGTAAAGACAATGAAGTTCTTGAATTGCTGAAAGGCATTAAGAATGAAAACAAAGAATTGCGCGAACGTCTTGACAGACAAGACCAAGCAAAGAGCCAAAGTGAATTGCGTGAGAAAGTCGTTGCCGGAATGAAAGCTAAAGGCATAAGTGACGAGTATGTATTGAATACGACTCTGGCTAAACATGGAGAATTGGATTCCAAGAAATCAGTAGATGAACTTGTAGAGTCTCTTCTTCCGGCTTATGACAAAGAGTTCAGTGCTTGCCGTGGAAATGGTGCAGTGCCGAGAACCGGACAACAACAGCAACAGAACACGAAGAACGAAACACTGAAAAAGTTTAAAGAGCGTCACCAAAAATCAGGTGACTTGCCCGTTGCAAAATGAGATAATTAATTTATTACAAACACATTAAAACACAAAACAATGATTGGTAATACTTTTGGTAGTAAGACAAGAAAGTTTGGTGGTGCCTTTCCGGTTTGGAAAGATGTATTTAGCAAGGTAGATGGTGGAGGTGTATTTGAAAAAACGCCGGACGTGGGAAATGTAATCCCCGCAGGAACACCCGTGTATCTTAATAGAGCCGGAGGTACTTCTAAGTGCTTAGAATTTTATGAAGCATTGGAGGGTAGTACTGGCACTACATTGAAAGTGACCGTTGGCATGGGGCTTCCGACTCCAACCGTAGGTCAGATTCTTATGAAGGTTCCCGATACTCTTAATGGAACGGGTACTGGCGTAAAAGTTACGAAGGTAGTCATTAACGAAAACGAAGCTACTGTTACTTTGAGTGCTGACCCTGATACTCTCGCTGAAGGAGATATTCTGACCGTAGCTGCTGCCGTAGGTGCAACTCAAAAAATGGCTATTACAAACATGTCAGGTCTGACAAAGAATGATGCTTATATCGAGGAAGGTACGCAAGTAGCCACTTGTACGGTTGTATGGAGTGGAAAGGTCTACGCAGACCGTATTCAGCCTATCCCGGATATTTTCAAAGCATTGGTTCCTAACATTTTATTTCAGAAGGAGGCGTAAGTTATGGAAGTTAGAGATAGAGAATTTTATGATTTGATTGCCCGTGGGCTTGAAAATAACGGTATTTCTTTTCAGGAGTACATTGATGAAATGTTTGCTGAAAAGTATAATAAGCCCGAAACGCCCGGATTTGATTGGGAACCGGATATGCAGGATGATTTTGAGTTTAAGCAAATCTCCGCAACGGCTCGTGTATATACGATGGCAACGTATGTTGATTTCGATTCTCCCGGTCCGGTTAAGCATACAGAAGGATTCGAGCTTGGTAGTGACAAGATGCCTCGTATGAAGCATGAGTTCAACATTGACGAAGCAAAAATTCGTTTGCACATGCAAGCATTGCAACAGTTTGGGGTGTTCTCTGAACGTATGGCACAGAGTATTGAAAACTTGCTGTTCGAGAGTTCGGATATGTTGCTCGGTGGTAACTATAACTCTTTGAAGTTCCAACGCCATCAAGCCGTTTCTAAAGGTCAGTTTGATATTATCGCGGAAAACAACCCGCAAGGTATTACAGGTGTCAGCATTGACTTCCATGTGCCCGGTAAGAACCGTTGGGAAATTGCTTGGTGGAAGAAAGATGGTACTCTGAATACGGGTATTAAACCGTTGGAAGACCTGAAAGATAGGGTTACTTATATTCGTCAGACTTGCTATGCTCCGGTAGATCATATTGAAGTAAACAAAATTACATGGGACAAGTTTATTATGATTCCGGCTGTAAGACAGTCTCTCGGATATATCAAGAATCCGTTAGTTACGACTGCTGATGCTGCTGTACAGATCGGCGTTAGTTTGCTGGATGATGAAATGAAGGTCTTGGTAGAAAAATATGTCGGTGCTCCGATTACCATTATTGATAGTGTATCCGTTGTTGAAAAATTCGATAAGAAAACTCGCACGGTTACTACTCCGACATTGCAGAGTTTCGATGAAAACGTATTTGTTTTCATTCCTTCTTCTCGTATTGGTACAATTAAGGCGGTAACTCCGATTGTAATTAATGATCCGGCGGCTCGTATTGCTTTCTACGATGAAGGACGTACCGTAATCACACAGACTTTTGATGCCTATAACAAGGTACAGAAGATTTCGAGTGAGCTTACAGCGTTGTGCGTGCCGAATGTAGTAAGACAGATGTATTACCTGACTGTAAAGGCAAGTAAATAATGGCAGAGACGGTTTCTCATATTGATATGCCCATTGAAGATTATTTAAGAGGTGTTGTTAGCTATCAAGTAGCTGACAACGCTCTTAATTCCATTCTTTTCAAACGCAAAATTGCAGCCGGAGAAATGGCAAGTGCGCTGACAGAAAAGCAACTTGACCTTTGTACTGCTGACCTTTATTTATGGTGTGCTACTACTCCCAGCACACAAAATAATACAGAGGACAGCGATGGTGGATGGAAGCATGTTGAAGGTGGTTGGCAAACTTCAGCTTATGACAAGCGAGAGTTGCGGGCTATGGCAAAAGAACTGTATGAGAAATGGGGAGAAAATATGCCGGGAAAGAGTAAAATGAAAATAGTACACTTTGGTCTAAGATGAAACCTGATAATCCACGATTTCCGCACAGATGCACCATTTACCGGATGGAAGGTGAAACTTCATTTTCGGAGGGTGAGAAAGTTGTTCTTTATGAAGGAATATGCCGCAAATATGGTAATACGTCACTTCGTACATTCAAAGCGGATAACGTGATTAAAGCCGATTACGCATTGAGTATTCCAGGAATAATCGAAGGGATTAAATCTGGTTTTTTAATAGATGTCACAGATCGTTGTGGAACTTTTACTGAATGTATGGTTGCTGACTGTTATCCCGGAAACTTGGGAACCACGGTTTATTTTAATCTTGCAAAAAACTAATGTTATGGGCAATAATACTGATAACAAGTCATTGCTTGATGCCGGGATGAAGAAAGCCGGAGAGATAGTATCAGACTTTATCTATAACTACTTGGTAAAAGTATGTGAAGCATTGGTGGATGATGCGGTTAAAAGCAAACGTGGATGGAGTAGTTTTACCGGAAACACGATAACAAGCTATGCTTGTGGATTATACATAGATGGAAGATTTTCATATTACTATTCAAGTGGGGATGAAATGGCACAACCAATCAGAGTGAAGCTAACCGAAGATGAATATGCCTACTTATCTCCTGACTATGACGGTAAGAACCGAGGATTGAGGGGAACCATGAAAACAGATGGTGATTATGGAGAAGATTTTTCTCTGAATTTTCTAAAGTCATATAAGCCGGATTGCAATGATGGTTTCGCAATAGTAATGTGTACGGGTACTGAATATTCAACTTATTTAGAGAATAGAAATAATGCCAATGTGCTAACTGATACATTTCAGAAGGCACAAAACATTCTCTTCTCCAACTTAAAGCCGATGAAGTAATGGGAAGAACAAAGTTTCATAGGAAAGACATATTGAAGAGTCTGACGGAAATCTTTTCAGATGTGAGCCGGAATGTTTTTGTAACAAACCGACCTGAATCCGTTGAAGATGAAATGAAGAACTTCATTGTTGTTTCCATTCCTTCAACAATATATGAAAGACGTGCCTATCAGGATACTTATTGTAGAATTGAAGTGTTTGCCCGTAACCGGAAGAATGGTATGGAAGCGACTGATGTACTGGATACAATGCAGCAAGCCGTGATAGATAAGTTTCCACTATCGAATAAACTGTTTTCTGCTATAAGTCCACGGCTATTGCCCGGTGGTAATGATGGTTTAGGTTTTCATTGCTTGATTATTCAGGCAAAAATGACAATAAAATAACACAAATTTTAAAATAATACGATTATGGCTGAATTTACAATTACGAAGACTCTTGAAGACTTGAAAGAACTCTTCTCACAGATGAAAAATGTATATTTCATTAAAACTGCCAATCAAGCTCTTGATGCTATCAAAGGGGCAGATATGGAACTTCCGGTATTGGATGAAGGTGTAACCTTTGATACTGGTGCGGCAGATGTATCTAAGATCAAATTGACAACGGGAGCTATTTGGACTTCCGTGGCTACGGCTGGTGATGCAGATATTCAATTCCAAGTTGCCAGTGTTGCCGGGGAAATCAACGAACTTCTTATGAATAAAGTTGCCGATAGTGCAGCTATGACAGCTACATTCAATGGCAAAACTTATGAAGGTGCTGGTTACAATACTGAACCAAAGAAAGTGACCGGGGCGTTATTTATGACTTCTGAAGATGGTAGTACAGCTTTGTATTTGCCCAATATTGAAGGTTACTCTAACCTTATCAGTGAACGCGGTAAACCTGCTTATTTCAATGTGGCTGTAAGCCCGATGAATGATAAGAGCAAGGCGAGCATCTACATTCTTAAAGAGAAGGAAGCTGTTGCTCCCGGAGGATAACGAACTCTTTTTTCGCAAAACTCAATAAAGGGTGGTGAGCCGCAACGAGCCGCCGCCCTTTTCTTTTTTCAACACTAACACATATTTGACATGGCAAAAAAGAAATTGGAACAACCTTCACTTGATAGTGAAAGATTATTGGATGAAATATTGGGTGACAGCGTGGAACTTGTTTCTATGCGTGGTCGAAAGAAATCATATCCAGTGCGTTGGATGAAGCCCGGAACAATGCGAAAATTGACCCATATTATGCTTGCAAAGGATAATGATGCTAAAGTAAGCTGCATGAGTGCTGCATTAATCATATTGAATGATTTTTGGAAGATCAAATTCTTATATCCAATACTTTGGCGTTGGTTTTTCTACATTAAACAGTACACGGATGATGAACTGTTTCCCATTATCGCTGCTGGTAAAAAAAAAGTTCCTGCCAAAAACTTCTTTATGAATATCACATTGCTGACCGAAATGAAGGATACGATAATGATAATGAAGAAGGAGGAAGCGACTATTTCCCTTCCCGAACCCTCTACGGAGCCGGGTGGGAATCAGATAAAGGTGGATGGATGATGCAACCACTTCTTCTTTTTGGCGGGCTGATATGCGAGCCTATGTATGGATATAACTGGGTAATGACACTTGCACAACTGGAACTTATCGGAAATGACAAACCGCTTACCTTCCTGAAGAAAGACTCAACCAAAAAGAAAGGAAAATCAGAATTTTCAAATCCTGATGCGAACAAAATAAAAGAAGCTGCAAGCAAATGGAAGGCAAAATACGATAATGGGGAAAAGAAAATCAATTTAGGGAGATTTATAAACACAAAATAAGACATGGCAGACCTCGGAAATTTATATTTTGACATCTTATTCCGAGATAAGACAGCCGAACAAAGAAAAAAGATTAAGGCTGACATTTTAAAGGATTTAGATGTAAAGCTCGACCTCAAAGTAGGTGTGAGTAAAACTGATTTGATAAAAAGTGCTCGTGAGGCTTTGGCTGAAAAGGAATTTAAAGTCGGAGTTTCCGTAGACCATAGCGATGTCTCAAAGAAAGTTCAGGCTGCTTTTGATGGCAAAACATTCAAGATTGGGATTGAAAGCCGGAAAAGTGATTTGGCAAAGAGTATCCGGGAGTCGTTAAAAGGCGAAGCATTTAAAGTCGGAGTAATCATAGATAAGGCTTCTGCAAGTCAGGCTGTTCAAGAAGCTCTACGCAAAGCTGGACTGAATACCAATTATTCTGCCAGTGATTTACGCGCGACTCGTGCGCGTGCAGTGGAAGCTAAAGCTGAAGCCTATATCAATTCCCAGCGTGAACTTGCCCGGCAAAGAGCCGCCGCAGCCGCTAAAGCTGAATTAGGTTTAGCTTCTGCTCGTGAACGTAGTGCCAATGCCGCCCGCGCACATGCTTCGGCGACACTGAATATGAATGGAGCTATGAGAAGCCAACTTAGTATTACGGGAGAGTTGGCAAATCAAATGATTGGTCTGTACTCCATATATACTCTGGAACGTTTCATTAGAGGTCTTGTTGATATTGGAGGGGAATTTGAGCAACAAGAACTTGCATTAAGCGCAATGCTTAATGATGCTGGGAAAGCACATGAAATTTTTGGCAGTATAAAAAACTTAGCTGTTGTCAGCCCTTTTGGTGTCCGGGAATTGAACGATTATACCAAACAGCTAAAAGCCTTCTCCATACCTTATAATGAACTATATGAAACCACCAAACGCCTTGCTGATATTTCGGCGGGTGTCGGCGTGGATATGGGGCGCATTATTTTGGCTTACGGTCAAGTCAGAAGTGCGGTTTTCCTTCGCGGTCAGGAACTTCGGCAGTTTACTGAAGCTGGAATCCCGATGGTTGAAGCATTGGCAGATAAATTCAGTAAGCTCGAAAATCGTGTAATTAGTGCCGGGGAAGTCATTGATATGATTTCAAAGAAGAAAGTGTCTTTTGAAGATGTGAAAGATGTATTGTGGGGAATGACCGATGATGGTGGTAAATTCCATAATATGCAGGAAGTACTTTCAGAGTCATTAAGTGCAAAATGGAAGAACTTGGGAGATGCTATCGACATTATGATGGCTGACATTGCAGAATCCATGAATGGTACTTTGAAAGGAACCGCCGAAATTCTTACTGAATTGACTTCAAACTGGCAATCCCTTGTTCCGGTGATCGAAACTGCGGTTATTGCATTTGGAAGTCAGCGTGTAGCTACTTTTGCCGTGAATCGTGCAATGGGAGAAGAAAATGTGTTGCTTATTAAAAGTGCTCTTGCTTCAAAGAGGAAGGCGGCATCAAATCTTATTGTAGCCCAAAGTTACAGGACTCTGAACGCGGCTGAAAAAGGGGTAATTGCATCCAGTAGAACAATGAGTACTGCTGATTGGAAATTACTTGCATCCAGTGGGCAGCTTAATAAAGAATATGCTTTGCGTTTAATGGCACTCGGTCGATTGAAGTCAGGACAAGCCGGACATATTGCCCAGTTATTAGGTATAACAAAGGCTGAAATGAAAGCTGCTCTTAGCACGAGCCGTTACACCGTGATGATGTACTCTCTCGGAGCCGGGATAAGAAGTGTAGGACTTGCTTTGAAGTCTCTTGTCTGGAATCCATATACAGCCATATTTGCCGGATTAGCTCTCATTATGAGCGGATGGCAGAAAATGGAGCAAAAGAGTGAAGATATGAAACAACGTATCGAAGAACTCTCTCAAACAGCACAAGAAGGATATAAAAACTTGGAAAAGCAACTTCTGAAGTTCAACGGGATAGATACTGCACAGGTAAACGGTGACGGTTTGATAACTGCTATCAAAGAAATTAAAGAAGTTCTGAAAGATTATACTCCTGATGTAAACAACATATTTAAAGAAGCTGATGCTATTGAGGATTTAGATGAACGATATATCTTTCTTCGTAATGCTTTGCTGGATGCCAAAGAAGCATATAAGATTCTGGATGATATTCGTTCTGTTGGGGAAACTGCAAATGAGGCAACTGACGGATGGTTTGATTATTCATTAGTTGAAAATATCGAAGATTATTTGGATGCTTTGGCTGATGCCAATAAAGAGTTGATAGGTATTGGCAAATATCAGATAGAGATAAATAATGCCATACAAGAAGCGGCAAAGGGAGATGTTGAGTTTGCAAAGGCTATTGATGGAAAACCATTGGAAGATCAAATTCGGATAATGACCGTATATAAAAACGCATGGATGAATGTATCTTCTTCATTAAATAGGTCTTCATTATCAGCATCAAAGGCATTAGCGGCTTTTGCTTATGAAAATGCACATGCTATGAGTGTTTTGAATAATGATGTTCTTCCTGATTTGAAAATCTATGCTGATGGCGTGAAAAATCAGTTGAAAGCTAAAGGATGGGATTTTTCAAATTTGACAAAAGCACAAGTTGAATCTCTCCGCATGTTAATCAATGATATGCTCGGTAAAATCAAAGGTATGACACCGGAGATCGAGCGTATGTTGGGCACCCAAGTTCTGACTGTGGAATATAAGATAGAACCTGTTATTGTTGGATACACAGAGAAAGTGTCGTATGGATCATTAGCAGGAAAGATAAAGAAATTCCAAGAAGAGCTTGCTACCAAACCGGGAGGTATGGTGAAAAATAAGCCAATACAGATGTTTACAGATAAAGAACTTGAAACCATGACTTCCGATGAAAAGATAGTGGAGGCATTGGACGACAAGGTAAAAGAGGCTGCATTGGCTGTTAAAGCGGCTGAACGTATAAAGAGCAATACGGATGCTATAAATGATGCGCAAGCTGTTTATGACTTCTATAAGGCTGTACGAGAGAATTTCCTTAATAAAGGTGATAAGGATGATTTTGGAAAAGACTTGGGAAAGAAAGACCCGGCGTTGGAGGCATTGAAGGAACGCTTTAAGCAAGTCAAAGATTTCATGTCTATGTACGAGAAGTTGAGTGATACCTATGGTAAAGCAGAAGCCCTTTTCCGTACAAAACAAAGCGGACTATTTGCTTCAGGCTTGTTCAAAGGTTCCACGGTGGAGTCTATTTCCGTAGATGCCCGTAAAGAAGTTGAGAAGATACTAAAAGAATCAGGTGACAAGACTAAGGATAGACGCTCTTTGACAGAAAGCGCATATACTTACAATATTGATTTGGCGGCGAAAGTTGATAAAGAATCTCTCCAAAAGGCTATATCTGAAATTGAGAAGTTTGTTTCGGATACAACAAAGAAATGGGATTTATATAAACAGCTTCTTAATGCCGGAGCAAGTAAGAAGGATGCTTCTGTATTCGCCTTTGGTGTAATGACAGATTATGAAAAGAAGTCTGAAGAATTAAGGGATTCCATACAGAAGAAGATGGAAGAAAAAGGCGTTTATGTTCCTTTTACTTTCACAGAACAAGAAGCAACTGAAGCTCTTGGCGGTAAAGAAGGGGTATTGTACAAGCAATTCTTTAAAGCATGGAAGGAAGCCAAAGATGCTATTGAAAAAGATAGTTTGGAGGTGAAGCTGAAAGAAGTAACAGCTATCAATAAATACAAGTCCATTGCAGAAAAGATACGTGATTTGAGTGAAAAATATGCTCCACTTACCGGAGGATTTATCGGTGACGGTGGAGAACTCTTTGGCAATGAAGATGGCATGTCTCCCGGTCAAAAAGCATTGTTTACCGAATATAAAGAAGAGGTGGCAAAGTTGAAAGGGCAATTACTTGAACTTCTTCCGGTATGGGAACAAATCTTTGGCGACCAAACGTATAAATCATACGGTCAGATACAGCAAGCCTCAACTACTGCACAACAGATAGTTGATAATGCGAAGATAACTAAGAATAAAGATGGTAAGCCAGTTTCATATACTTCTTGGTATAATGACTCGGAGGGTAATCGTGTTGATGTTTCTGGGCAATATTCTCAAATTGAGAAATTGAGAAAGGCTATCCATGATTTATACAAGGAAGGGTTGAACAAAAATCCTTTCGCTACCCTTGCAAAGAACATAAAAGACCTGTTCTCGAATGATGCTGATGATGATAGAGATTTATCAGAGAAATTAGCAGCAGTTGGAGAAAGTGCCGCCGAAAGTGCTGAACTTGTGGGAACATTTGCTGGGCAGATGTCTGATATGTTCGATTCTTTAGGAAATGAGAGCATGGCAGATTCTATGGGTAATGTGCAGGATGCTATGACTTCGGTAAGTAATATCGGTCAGGGGTTTGCTAAAGGAGGTATCGTTGGTGGTATTGCTGCCGCAGCCGGAGAAGCCGTAAATTGGATTGGTAAGATTGCGCAAGCCCATGATAAAAAACTGGATAAAGCCATTGAGAAAAGCAAGGAACGTGTTCAGCATCTAAAGAATGTTTATGAGCAAATAGATGCAATCCTCGAAAAAACATTGGGTAGTGGAACTGAACTAAAACTAATTGATGCAGAGAATGATAAGGTTAGACTAAATCAGTTGAACGGGCAAATAGATGCCATTCGTAACAAAGGCAAAATAAACATATTTGATATGATGTCCTTGTCAAAGTATGCTGCGGAATCGGCTAAATTACAAAAACGTGTCAAGGCATATAATGAAGGAGGTGCTTACGGTTATCAACGTGCTTTGTTGCAGGAACAGCTTTCGGAGGTGGAACAACAACGAAGGGATGAACTTGACAAGAAGAAGACTGACGACAGTAAGGTTGAAGACTATAACAATCAGATTGCAGAGTTGAAGCAACAGATTAAGGATTTTGCCGAGGATGCTGCGGATTCTCTTTATGGAATTAATCTGAAAGATTGGGCTTCACAGTTGGGAGATGCTTTGTATGAGGCATGGCAAAAAGGAGAAGATGGTGCTGAAGCCTTTAAAAAGAAAGCTGCGGAAATTATGGGTGATGTAATGAACTCTGTTCTGAAACTTGCCATTCTTGAACCAGCTATGAAAAATCTTCAAACCATGCTATTCGGTGAAGATGGTATGAGTGGAATGTTTGGCTCTGATTTTAAACTTGATGATAGTGAGCTTGAAGACATTGCCGACTACCTGATGGGTGTGAGTAGTAAGACAGATGATTACTATGATGCGCTTGATAAGCTGAATGAGTATATGGAGAAGAAATACGGAGTCAGTATGAAAGAAGAAGCTGAAAGCTCCGGTTTAAGCAAGGGTATCGAAGGGGTAACTGAAGACACCGCCAATTTGCTTGCTTCATATATAAATGCTATACGCGCTGATGTTGCCGCAAAGTTGATTCTTGTGAGACAGCTTATCGAGGAATATTACCCGCAAATGAATATGATTGCCCAAGCCCAGCTTACGGAACTCAAAGCTATTGCTAAAAATACGGCTGATAATGTAGCATTGGTTACTGAAATCAGAGATATGTTAAGTGCTGCGAGAATAGACAAAAATCGTGGTTTCTATTTAAAATAATACGGTCATGGATAAACTGAATAAAGATTTACGTGATAAAGCCATTCTCTACGGTTTGTGTGAGCAATGGACAAATGATTGGAGCGAAAATCGTAATAAACAGGAGTTGATTGAAATGTGGCTCCGGGGGATTGATTTTGCAATACTGCATAATTATCCGACAAATGAGTTTATTAAAGAGTCTTTTCCACAAGAACTATTGAAGGGAAATAACATATTTGTAGATTGCCCGGTTGGTGGAGTGAATCTCAATCATAAAGCGGTGATTTGTGGAGACTGCAAAGGTGCATTGATTTTTGATGGTTATGCGTCATGTGATATATATGTCCGGCATACGAGCAAAATTCATATTGACGCATCTAAATTCTCTAAAGTATTCGTGAATTTGTATGATGATGCGGAAGTCACAATAAAACAAAAGGATATTGCAAAAGTCTATGTTTACCTTCATGGTTCTAATTGCCATGTGAAGTATGAAGGTGAAGTGTTAGTGAGAGAAAGCCGGGATTAATTCCCGGCTTTAACTTCTATATCTTGTCAGCAAATGAAGAGCTTATTTCTTGCTCTTTTTTCTTCTGTTTATCGGATTCTTCCGTTAGAAAATTCAACATATTATCTTTTACAGTTTTATCAATATAAGTAATATCTGTACCTTTTTCCCCTATATACACTCTCAAATATTGATTTTTGTAATCCCATGTATATGTAGAAAAATCCAAACTTTTATTTACAATTTCTTCGCAGTTAAATTCACCATATTTTTTTAGATATAAACCTACCAATTTCTCGTTTCTTTTATCGCTTTTAGCTGTAATACTCATTACTATATCACCAAAAGTTTCAATCTCAACATCTAAGTTCATAGAACGTATATATAATTTGTAAACGTTTCCTATAAACTTGGAATCCAAGTATTTAGTTAAAGGTTCAATATAAGAACTAATAGAATCATTTTGAGAAAGCCACTCTTCAGAATTGAATGGTTTATTAAGGTATATGTTGCAAAAAGAAAGGTTTTCATTAATGCTTTTTACAGAGTCATTTGGGTGCATCCTATACCCTAAATATCCATTTGGCAATGGTTCGCAAACGTCTTTCTTTGCGTTGTTTGAACATGCGGTAAATGTAATAATTAGTAGCGTTATTAAAAAATATGATATTTTCATACTTAAAGTTGTTTTATTGTATTTACAAAAGTATTAATTAAAAAGCCAACATGCCAAATTTATCAACATGTTTGATAGCAGAAATAGAAAATATTCATATTTATCTTTGAAATAATAGAAAATATATATAGTTTTGTAGCGTAATAAAAAGAATAAAAGCCAAAAGAGCTTGTTATTGGAGTTTAATAGCCCCAATAGCAAGCTCTTTTTTTATTGTCATACAAAACGAGGTAATGGTAGAGGCATATAGCATATTGTTTCAGAAAACTTCAGACGGTGCGAAGGTGAAAGACCTTCTTACTGAATGGAAGATGGTGTGTACCGATTTCCCATTTGAATTGTATCCTGAAACAAAGGATTTGCCAAAACGTGATTGGGCTGACGAAAACGGAGAGGATACTTTCATCCCTGACGTATTACCACTAAAGGCTTATGATCTTGAAGCTGGAATATGTTATACAGGTGAAATGGCAACCGCCTATGATAAGATTGTGTCATTTTTAGGCTACCTGATTGGAGAAGATGGCAATGGTGCCACTTTGAAGGTGTATAATCCTCATACCAATATAGGAAGGCAGAATTTGTACTTTCTTGGAGCGAGTAGCTATGACTTCCGTTCGACTAAAGATGGTGATGTTGTCATGTTTAAGGTGAAGTTCCGGGTAACTGACCCAAAGACGGAAATTGTTCCTTCGTACAGTATTGATATGGCTACGGTTTTAGCATTAGTAGAAAAGAAGAGATAATATGTGGAAGGTATATGACAAAACAGGAACAAAGGTGCGCTGTGAGGTACGAAAAGTACAATACAGTGGTACTTTTATGGGTGAGTGTTTTGTAAATACGACCATATACTCTGAACTACCGATTGATTTTGAAATTGGAGATTACTTCATTTACCGTAATGAACAATTCACAATAAATTATGACCCAAGTGTTTTAAAGAAAGCCGGAGCAAAAAAGAGCGGTGAGTCTTATGTCTATGATGGCGTAAAGTTCAATAATGATTCGGATGAACTAACTCGATGTGATTTTCTTGATTATATTCTTGCAGATAATTACGTTCATTTTTCTTCGCTTCCAAATTTTAGCTTCTTCGCGTCAAGCATACAGGATTTGGCTGATCGGATACAAGCTAATCTTGATCGTGTTTATACTGACGAACAAAAGTGGACGGTTGAAGTACACCCGGAATATATTGATACAACCAATGTAAATATTGATGTCAGCAAGATTAAGGTATGGGGTGCTTTGGATTTCATCAAGTCGAAATTCAATGCAAATTTCATTATTCGCGGACGGAAGATAATTATTGGTACCGCCGGAGTAGTAATTGATAATGTTTTTCAATATGGGAAAGGCAAAGGATTAGTTGAGATTCAGCGTGTGGCTGAAAGTAATCAGCAAATAACTACCCGCCTTCGTGTATATGGAAGCACGAGGAATCTTCCAGTTAGATATTACAATAAGTTGTCGGACGCATCTCTTACCAATTATCTGCCTAACAACATGGCAGTACAAAATTTGATGTTACCGGATTTTCCTCGTAAGGCACTTGATGTTTATATTGATAGTCCGAACATATCGGTGCTTGGAATCCGGGAGGATAGCATCTATTTCGATGGAAGTGACGAGTCATTACCAGAGATTTATCCGTCAATGGAAGGCATGACTGCGGAGCAACTTATTGGTGCCGGAATATCATGCAGTATTGATTCCGGGGACAATGGAAACTTGGACGAGATTGTGACGGATGCAACCGAAAAGGATGGCAAAGCGATCAGCGATGATGGTACATGGGATCAGTTGGAAGATGGCGAGGATATTCCACCATTTCTTTTAACTCTTAAAGATGTTGGTTTTGATATAAATGACTATCTGACCGGAGAAACAGCCACCATCAGTATGAAAGATGGTATGTGTGGTGGACGAGAATTTGAGATTACCAAATGTGAGAAAAAAGGTAATAAATACATTCTCACTTGCAATCGTGTTTATGATGATGGGCTGAAGCTCTATTTTCCATATAAGCATTACAATATAAAAGCCGGAGATAAATTCGTGCTTTTGAATATTGATATGCCGGAAGTGTATATATCTGCTGCCGCCCAACGCCTATTGAAAGCTGGTAAGGAGTATTTAGCAAAAAATGATTATGTACGCTATACCTATGAAGTGAAGATTGACGAGATATACATGGCTCGGCATACGCAACTTTACAGCTTACTGAAGGAAGGCGACTTAATGCTATTCACTGAATCCGATTTTAATATTGACGGAAGTATCATTATTGATTCATTGAGGATAACTGAAGGAGAAGGGCTTGTTCCAACTTATGAGGTGACATTGGCAAATGAGAAATCTGTCGGTACTCTTGAAAAGATACAAAATGCAATAGATTCTATTGGAGGCGGACAAGGTTCAGGCGGATATAACAGCCAACAAATTAACAGCTTGATTCGGACATTTGGAAGTAAGTTGTTCCTCTCTAAAATTTCTGATGATATTGCTCAAGGAGTAATCCAGTTTCTCAAAGGTGCTGTCTTCGGTGAATTTGCTGAAGGTATTGCTGGCTTTGGAGGCAAGATAGACCAATTCGGTTCTGCGTGGCTTGATTCATTATCTATCCGCAAGTTTTTGGAAGTACCTGAACTGCGATATAACCGGATAAGTATTGAGGTAGGTAATAGCTGGAACGCTCCCGGAGGTGGAGTTATAGAAAGTGTGGTTCCTGATACTGATGTTGATGGGAACATTCTTAATACGGGAACAATAATGCTACACTTGCAAGACAAAGAAATTGGCAAAGTTGCCGTGGATGATATTTGTCAGGGGATATTCCATGATGGAATGACGTTGGACAATAATTTTTCAGATGATTATGACGACGGCATAGGAAACTTTCAATTTTCAGGATTTTATACCTGTTATTTTCGTATTACGGAAATTTTGGAGGCTGGAAGAAACAGTAAGTTCCGGTATATGCTTCGTGGAGTAAGTGACCGTTGGAGATTTTTGTTCCACCCGTGTGAGGCAATGCACTTTGTCGGATACGGAAATTTCACTGATAAATCACGTCAGACTTCTCGCTATTCTACTCGAACTTATGAACGCTATTTGCGTGGAGTGAATGACTGGGAGTTTACTTCAGATAATATCGGGGCACAATTTGGTGATTTGAGCAACCTGTCTGTCTTCGGAATGAACATGGAAGGTTATTCTGCTTATTTGAATAACATATACATGACCGGAGTTATTGAACAGCTTGAAAACTACCCGGTACGCATTGAGATAGATACGCAAGGAGATAATTTTCTTGCTTTTGGCGAGACTATGGACATTACATGCAGGGTATTCAAAGGTTGGAGTGATATAACCGATACTGTAACAAAATGGAGAATAACCCGTGATAGTGGTGATACGGCAGATGATGAAGCATGGGCAATCAAGAATAAAAACTTTGCCGGAAATATAACACTTGCTTATGAAGACCTCGGAGATAACGCTATCACATCTGTAAGTACATTATTTACTGTTACGGCAACAAATAAAACTGATACGGCGAAAGCTATTATAAGTATATAGAGTATGGAAAGTATAAAGAAAAGAATTAGAAAAGATTTTCAGCCATTGACTATTGCAGTCAGCTTGAAAATTATGACTCCGAATAGCCCGGCTTCGCAAGTATATAATAGTGAGAATGGTGAATATGAGCCTGATCGTGGCGTTACTCCGCTTGTGATTCTGCCGGAAGTTATTGCTAATTGTACGGATGGTAGCTGGAATACTCCTTATGCAAATGAATTACTTTCCGAAATGAAGTGGTATATCAACGGAAAAGAGGCTTCAACCGTGGCTTCTTGGAATGGGAAGTACAGTATAGATANGCGGTATCTGATATAGATGATAGCCGTGGCAACCGTATGTTTGCCGGTTTCTGTACAATCTATTTTCGTATTACAGAAATATTGGATGCCGGAACAAACAAAAGGTTTCGCTATGTGCTTCGTGGTGTTTCTGATCGTTGGCAATATTCTTTCCATCCGTGTGAGGCTTTGCATTTTGTCGCTTATGGCAACTTTACAAACAAGGAACGCCAGACTTCCGCTTATGAGACGAGGACATACCGCCGTTTCTTGGTAGGGGTAAATGACTGGGAGTTTACAAAGAGTATGGTTGCAATGCAGGATGGGGATTTGAGCAATCTCAACATCTTCGGGTTGGATATGACCGGTTATTCTGCTTATCTGAATAACATTTATATGACCGGCACAATCGAACAGTTACAGATAGATGCACCGGTACGCATTGAGATTGATACGCAAGGTGACAATTTTCTTGCTTATGGTGAATCAATGGAAATTACTTGCAAGGTCTTTAAAGGTTGGGAGGATATTACAGACACAGTTAGACAATGGGCTATCCGAAGGGATAGTGGAGATACCGCCGATGATGAAGCTTGGAATATCAAGCATAAGGATTTCAACGGTTCAATAACGATACATAACACAAAGGAAATTAGTGATTTAGGAAATAATTCAGTAACAGTGGTAAGTACCTTGTTTACCATAACGGCAACAAATGATACTGCATCAGTAGAAGCAATTGTGACGATATGATAGAGAGTGAAAAGAAAAGAATCAGAAAAGAGTTTCAACCGCTTACGATTGCAGTAAGCTTGAAGATAATGACACCGAACAGTCCGGCCAATCAGGTCT